CTTTATGGCTGATTTTATCCGGCGCGAGGATGCGTTGAAAGTTCTATGCAACAACTATGCTTACGCAGCGATGGACGTTATCAAGAGACTGCCCGCCGCCGACGTTGCGGAGGTGGTGCATGGGCAGTGGCTGCGAGCAGATGATGACTGGAATAGCCTCACGACAATTCAGTGCTCCCTTTGCAGCGAAGAGTGGTGCTTTGAAACGGACGATGACGTGAGCTTGCTGAATTACAAATACTGCCCCAACTGCGGGGCGAAGATGGATGGAGGGAACGGCGATGCGACTGATTGACGCCGACGAAGCCAAAAAGCTGAATAAAGAGCAATGCGTGGGAGACTGCGGGTGCTGTTCGGACCTTCAAGACGACAATACATGCACGCTGATTGACAGGGTGCCGACCGTAGACGATGCCGTGATCGTGACGCGGTGCAAAAATTGCAAGTGGTTTGCGGACAACAACGGTGGAGAGTGGTATGGCTGCAAGATGTTTCATGTCGTTCGGATTACCCCAGAGGACGCACCGAAACCTGACGATTTTTGCAGCTACGGAGAACGGAGGGGAGGAGGTGACGACAATGTTTCAGATTGAGCTTTTATCCGGCGGTATTTTTACGGTGTATGCCGTCGACTCGTATGCAAATTTGTTTTTGATTTACAAAGACGATGCATGGCAGTGGATTGAGATAAACCGTTGCAAGCTGTACTATGCCGGAGCCCTTGCGAAAAAGGAGGAAAAAGATGGGAACAATTCTGGCGATTGACCCGGGGAATATGGAATCAGGGTATGTCCTCGTAGAGCACGACGGGCAGGAAATCCGGAAGGTGCTGGACGTTGGGAAAGTTCCGAACGGGGAGATATTCCCCGTTCTCTGCCGGGAGTATCAGCACTTGGCAATCGAAATGGTTGCCGGTATGGGAATGCCAGTCGGTCAAGAGGTGTTTGACACCTGCTTCTGGATTGGACGGTTCTGGGAATATGCCGAGCTTTACCGGAAGGGGTACCAGATACAGAAGATCTTCCGCCGGGAAGAGAAGCTTTACTTATGCGGCAGAGCGTCGGCGAAGGATGCAAACATTAGACAAGCCCTCGTCGACCGCTACGCGCCCGGTCAGCCGAACTACGGCAAGGGAACAAAGAAGAACCCCGGTTTCTTTTACGGTTTCTCCGCGGACATGTGGGCGGCTATGGCGGTAGCAACAACGTATTTTGATAAGTACATAAGGGGGGTAAAGCTGTAAGTGAAAAAATTCGTTGAAATGCTGCTTTTATTTGCGGCTGCCGTGTTTGTTTCGCTTTTGATAAGAGAAGCGATTCTCAATTCGGATCTGCCGGATTATATCAAGTTTTGCACGCTGACGGAATGGGAGAAGGCAAAATGGATTTCCGGGTGGAGGCCATGAGCAAGACGCAGCGAAAGCCACCAAGACCGCCGATGCAGCTGACGTGCGATGCCTGCGGGAAAACGTTTATGCGCGCACCGTCGAAGTACAAGGCAAAATACAATTTTTGCAGCGAGGCGTGCGCCTGGACGGCACATAGGGACGCTGTGATGGGCCGGGCGGAGCGCGTGCGGATCCTGATCACGTGCTCGATCCCGGTATATCCAGAAATGCGGCCTGTCTGCGGGCGGGTCTATCCCGCCGAGAAATACAAATACAGGTCAAACCGGACGGGCTATGTCGTCGAGGTGGGCGGCAAGCGCGTATGTGTGAGGGTGGACGAATGCAGGGAAATCTAGGGCTTACACCGGTGCAGGCTCCGTGCAAAGGCTGTGCGGACAGGCACACCGGCTGTCACACGGACTGCACCCGATACATAGCATTCCGCCGGGAGGCGGACAGGTACAAGCAGGAGCGCCTAAAAGACATGACGCGGTGCGCGTCCACGCGGGGCTGTATGCGGACGCTGCGGGACGCAAACCGTGCAAGACGTGAAGGGAGGCAACATTACTGATGAGCACGCCGCGATACGGCTGGTGGGCCTATGCAAAATGGATGATCCGCAGCTATAAGGGCGGCGGGCTGATGACGAAGGCCGAGCGCGCTGCCGTTGCGGATGCAATCGCGGAGACGGAACAGCTCGTTGACGGCGCGGAGCGACTCCGGCTCATAGACTTGGTTCTTTGGAAGCGGACGCACACCTTACAGGGCGCTGCGATGGCGGTTTATGTGTCCGAACGCACTGCGCAGGAGTGGCACAGGCAATTTATTCGCCTTGTGGGGCAAAAAAGAGGGCTTTTATGAAAAAGTCTGCGTCCCAGAGCCAAATTTAACATTTACTATAAGAGCGTAGAGATCAACTCTACGCCCTTCTTCATCGGCACCGCAGCGTTCTGCGGAAACCTCCTCCTCCTGTTCTCGTGTTCTCCGGTGTGAATAAATATATTTATTCACACACGGAGACACGAGAACGAAAAAATGAGGTGGCTGGCCGGTGATCGGGCATGATGGGGAGGACAACATGGAGGTAAAAAACAGAAAGCTTTCCAGCATTACTGCATACGGGAAAAATGCGAAGAAGCATGACAAGACGCAAATCAACAACGTTGCGGAGAGCATCAAGCAGTACGGTTTTGTGCAGCCGATTGTGATTGACCGCGACGGCGTGATCGTAATCGGCCACTGCCGCGCCATGGCGGCGAAGAAGCTGGGCCTGGAAGAAGTGCCTTGCGTCTGTGTGGATGATCTGACACCAGAGCAGGTAAACGCCCTGCGGCTGGTGGATAACAAGAGCAACGAGAGCGACTGGGACTTTGACCTGCTGGCCGAGGAGCTGTCTGGACTTGATCTGACGGCTTTTGACTTTGACTGGGGCCTGCGTGATGAACTCGACACGTCAGTTGTAGAAGACAACTACGATCCTGTTTTACCGGCAGAGCCGAAGAGTAAACTTGGCGATGTGTACCAGCTCGGAGACCATCGCCTTATGTGCGGAGACAGCACGTCTTTGACAGACGTACAGAAGCTCGTAGGGGGGGCACAAATGGATTTGCTGCTCACAGACCCTCCGTACAATGTGGACTATCAGGGCACCGCCGGGAAGATTAAGAACGACAATATGGAGGATACGGCGTTTAGACGGTTCCTGACGGATGCATTCTCCAATGCGGCGATGGTTATGAAGTCCGGTGCTCCGTTCTACATCTGGCACGCAGACAGCGAGGGGTATAACTTTCGCGGCGCGTGTAAAGACGCGATGCTGCGCGTCCGGCAGTGCTTGATCTGGGTGAAGAACTCACTTGTGATGGGTAGACAGGATTTCCAGTGGAAACATGAGCCGTGCCTGTATGGTGAGAGCGAGATTGAAGAGGAAGAGCACGAGCCTTGCCTATACGGATGGACAGAAGGGAAGAAGCATTATTTCTTCAAGAACCGCAGACAGACAACTGTGCTGAATTTCGACAAGCCTGTCAAGTCTGCGGAGCATCCGACTATGAAGCCGATTAAGCTGTTTGACTATCAGATGCAGTGTTCCAGCAAGCCGGGAGAGAATGTGCTTGACCTGTTTGCTGGTTCTGGCACAACGATCATGGCGGCGGAGCAGAATGGCAGACACGCTTTCTGCATGGAGTACGATCCGAAGTATGCTGATGTCATTGTTGACCGTTGGGAGAAGTTTACGGGGAAGAAAGCGGTGTTGTTGAATGACGATTGAAGAAGCGCAGGCGATCATTGCCAAAACAAATAGCCCGTACCTAAAACGGGACATGGAGAAGTTTATCAAACGCCAGCAGAGAAAGGAGGGCACGTATGGCAAGGCCAAGAAAGGAAATAGATCAGAAGCAGTTCGAGAACCTCTGCGGCCTGCAATGCACGCTTGAGGAAATCTGCGGTTGGTTTGACGTGACTGATAAAACACTGGATAGTTGGTGTAAGCGCACCTATCATGCCAGTTTTTCCGAGGTATTTAAACAAAAGCGAGGAGCAGGGAAAATTTCACTGCGACGGAACCAGTGGCGGCTTGCGGAAAAGAATGCGAGCATGGCTATTTGGCTCGGGAAGCAATACTTAGAGCAGCGCGATGAGCCAGAAGAATCGATTGACGTGGAGGATACGGACGCTTATCTGAAAGAAGCGGGTATCGAATGAAAAGTTCGACAATCCACCCAGCGTTCGGGGATAAGCATAAGGAATATATCAGAAATGCAACGCGCTGCACTATTTCTGTTGCGGAAGGTGCTGTTCGAGCGGGAAAAACCATCGACAATATAGCCGCCTTTGCAACGATGATAAACAAAGGCACGCCTGATAGAATCCATTTGGCGACCGGCTCCACAGCGGCGAACGCTAAGCTGAACATTGGAGACGCGAACGGATTCGGGCTTGAATATCTATTTCGCGGACGGTGCAGATGGACGAAGTATAAGGGAAACGAGGCTCTTGTAATTAAATCCTGTGGGTGGGATTATGTAGTTATTTTTGCGGGCGGAGCGAAAGCGGACAGCTTTAAAAAAATACGCGGCAACTCATACGGAATGTGGATTGCAACCGAGATCAACCTTCACCATGAGGATACGATCAAGGAGGCGTTCAACCGACAGCTTGCCGCAAAACTTCGACGTGTTTTTTGGGATTTAAACCCTTCGTCGCCTGGACACTGGATTTACCAGAATTACATAGACCGATTCCCGGAACAATTTGGAGCGCGGTATAATTACCGGCACTTTACTATCCGGGACAATGCAACGATTACAGCCCAAAGGCTTGCGGAAATCGAAAGCCAGTATGATATAAAAAGCATCTGGTATCGACGGGATATCCTTGGTGAGCGCTGCATTGCGGAAGGGCTTGTGTATCCGATGTTTGATCGGGCCAGAAACATCACGAGTGAGCGGGGCGGGTCGGGGCGGTACTGGATATCATCGGACTACGGCACACAGAACCCTACCGTCTTTGCATTGTGGCGAGAATATGGCGGCAAGGCCGTCATGGAGAAGGAATATTACCACAGCGGACGCGAGAGCGGGCGGCAGAAGACCGATGAGGAATATTATCAGGACTTAGAGGCATTCGCGGACGGATACCGCATTGAGCGTGTCGTGCTCGACCCATCGGCAGCGTCCTTTGCCGAGTGCATCCGGCGGCACGGAAAGTTTTCTGTATGGAAAGCAAACAACGCCGTGCTGGACGGCATTCGATTCACGGGGGCCTGCATCAAAAGCGGAATCATCAAATTTCACGAGAGCTGCAAAAATGCGTTTCGAGAATTTGGCCTTTATAGCTGGGACAAGGACGAAGGAGAAGACTGCGTGATAAAAGAAAACGACCATTGCATGGACGCGATTCGCTATTTCTGTATGACCGTTTTGAGGAGAGAAATCAAGAAATGAGCCTTTTGACAAACATTCGAGGGTGGTTCCGGAATATGCTTTTCCCGCAGGCGGTTGCCGAGCGGGAATTCGGCGTATCTCCGGCAGTCAGCCCGAAGATGGAGCAGAATATAAGCCTCTGGTACGCGATGTTTATTGGAAATCCACCCTGGCAGACGTGCGATGTCATTGCTGTCGGGCTTCCGGCGGCGATCTGCCGGGAGATCGCGCGACCGACGCTGGCCGAGCTGACGGCTAACATCACCGGCAGCGCCCGTGCGGATTATCTGAAAGACTGCTTTGAGCGGGCGGAAGAGAATTTTCACAGCGCCTTAGAACTGGGGCTTGCGCTCGGCGGCGTGGCATTTAAGCCGTATATCTACGGTGAGCAGCTGCTGGTCGACGTGACCGGCGCGGCGGCGTTCCAGCCGACGAAATTTGATCCTGCCGGGCGCTGCATCGGAGGCGTCTTCCGGGACAAGCCCGCGAAAGTGGGCGGGAAGTATTATATCCGCCTCGAATCGCACGAGCTGGACGGCACGACCTATACGATCCGCAATAAAGCATATTACAGCGACGCCTCCGGCACGGTCGGCGCGGAAGCACCCCTGAATGCCGTCCCGGAATGGGCGGACATTCAGCCGGAAATCACGATCCAGAATATGAGCGGGCCGCTCTTCGCGTACTTCCGCCCGCCTGCGGCCAACACAACGGACGCAAACAGCCCCTGCGGAATGTCCGTCTACGGAGACGCGGCTACTGTGCAGCTGATCAAGCAGGCCGATGAGCAGTGGGAGCGCCTGCGCTGGGAATATCGCTCCAGCGAGCGCAAAGTCCTGATGGATGGCACGAGTTCGACTGCGGATATGTTCAACAAGCGTATGTTTGAACTGGGACCGTTCTCCCCTAGCGGCGAATTCTTTCAGTACATCGAGCCGCAGATCCGCGACGAAGCAATCTACCGAGGTTTCCAGAATACGCTTCGCCGTATCGAGTTCAACGTCGGATTGGCTTATGGAGATATTTCCGATCCGCAGACCATCGAGAAGACGGCGACGGAGATACGCAACAGTAAGCAGCGCAAATATGTGCTGATCGACAGCATTCAAACGGCGCTTGAACATACGTTTGACAGTCTGCTCTACGCGCTCGATACATACGCGACGCTCTACAACCTTGCGCCTGCCGGGACGTACAACACCGATTACAGTTGGGGCGATTCCATCCTTGACGACGCTGAGAAGAAGGAACAAGAGCGGGCAAACGACCGGCTTGACCTCGCTGATGGAATTCTGAACCACTGGGAATACCGCGCAAAATGGTACGGCGAGGACGAAGCGACTGCAAAGGCAATGCTGCCGAGGGCGCAGGACATGACAGATGCAAACGCCCCGGCTGAGGTCGAATGAGAAAGATCAAGTATCCGTTCAGTCCGGAGCTGCTCGACGCCATCCCGGAAGAACTCGCGGAGCTGTTCCGTGCGCTGGAAGATACGCTGCTGGATGAAGTCTGTTCCCGGCTTAAAATTGCCGATCAGCTCAACGAAGTAACGGTTCAGGATATCCGGGCGCTGCGGTCGCACGGCATTGATCTCAAGAAGATCAAAAGGGCCATCCAGAAGACAGCGGACGTCAGCGAAGAAAAACTGAACAAGCTGCTCGACGATGTTGTGGAGCGCAACCGGCGATATTACAACGACCTTATTACGCTGGCCGATGTGACGAAGCCTGACCGGCTGGTAGACGCCTCCGATATCGACGCGATCCGCAGGCAGACGCTCGGAGAATTCCGAAATCTGACGCAATCTTTGGGGTTTTTAGTGGACAATGGCCAGAGAATGCTTCCGCCTGCGCAAGCATATCAGTGGGCCCTAAATTCGTCAACGCTGCAAATTCAGAGCGGGGCGATCAGCTATAATCAGGCGATTGCCAACGCCGTCAAGCAGCTGGCAGAAAGCGGAATCAAAGTCGTAGACTATGAGAGCGGACACACAGATCAAATCGACGTGGCCGCCCGCCGGGCCGTTATGACGGGCGTGGCGCAAATCTGCGACAAGTATTCCGACCAGTCGGCGGAATATCTGGATACCCGGTATTTTGAGATCACAGCCCACTCCGGCGCACGAGACAAGCCCGGCCCGTCCCCGTGGTCGAGCCACAAGGATTGGCAGGGGCGCATTTATTACAAAAGCGAGAACGGGGAGCCTGACCCGCTTGGACAGTACAAAGATTTTGTGGAAACGACAGGCTACGGCTATGTAGACGGCCTGACCGGCGCAAATTGCCGACACTATAAGCACGCCTATATCCCGGGCGTCATGGAGCCAACCTATTCCGAGGAGCAGCTGGAACACATTGATGATGGTCTCGGCTGCGAGTTTGACGGGAAGAAATATACCGCGTACGAAGCGACCCAAATGCAAAGACGGCTCGAACGGTCGATTCGCAAACAGAAGCGTTTGAAAAACGCCTATAAAGCATCCGGACAAAAGGACAAGGAGACCGCCGCAGCAGCCAAGCTGCGCCGCCTGAACACGAAATACCATGATTTCAGCAAGGCAGCAGGACTGCCAGAGCAGCCGGAGCGGACAAGGGTTCTGTATACAGACGCAAAATCCGAGGCTGCGGCCAGCAAAGCGAAAACGGTTGAGCGGGTGGAACCTCCGACCAACACAGAACCAGCAGAAAGCGCCGGCTTTCAGCCGAGATACACCGACGTAACGGAAAAGTGGCGCGCGGAGGCCACTCCGAACAGCCACACTGTACAGGACTTGCAGGAGTATACTGCAAACGGCGTTACATACAAGGTCGACGGGCATAATGTCGTGCTTGACCACACAGAGCACGAAAAAGAAATTGCCGGACTCCTTGAAAAGGAATTCGGCGGCGAAATTGGGCTAGTTCCGCGTGTCAATAATCCGCAGGGGGTGTCCACACCGGACTATATTTTCCGAGGGGAAGCGTATGACCTGAAAACGCTCGGAGAAAAAGCCGGGGGAAATACGATTTTCAATCGTGTGAAAAAGGCAGCCAAGCAGGGGCAGCGGTTTATTCTGGATGTCACCAAGACCAAGCTTGACGAAAAAACAATAGATGCGCAAATTGAAAAAATATTTGCCAGAAAGGATACTGAGTGGGTTGATGAGATCATTGAAATCCGAAATGGAAAAGTGCAGAGAATCGTAAAAAGAAAATAAAAAAAGAAGCCGACACACCATCTCGCCCTTCTGGGAAGGGGTCGTGGACAGCGACCGGCTCTTATCTATTCTATACCACACTCTCACAAAAAATGCAAGGGGGGAAATTCAAATGGACAACTTCAAAGCGATTTATAAAATGCTGTCTGCGCTGGAACGCGCGATGGATCTTCCGGCGTTCAGCGTGGAGAGCTTCGGCCTGGACTCCATGCAGGTGTCCGGAGAACGTCTCTACAGGTATCTGGAAATGCTTCAGGACGCGGGGCTTATCAAGGGCGCGGAGCTTTATACCGACGTCACGGGCGAAATGCACCTGAGGAATGAGCGCCGGATTCAGATCACGCTGCAGGGGCTTGAATACTTGCAGGAGAACGCGATCATGAAGCGGATCTATAATGCCGCGAAGGGCATTGTAGACCTGATCCCGTGAGGAACGCCGTATGATCGACGAAAAACTGAAAGCCGCCATCGAGCGGGCGCTTGCCGCCGGATTCCGCGTCCAACTGAAACGCATGAAGGATGGGACAGTCAAGGCGCAGATCATCAAGGCGGAAGAGCTGAAAAAATAATACAGATACCGCAGCGCAATCGAGCGCGCGGAATGGCACGATGAGCCAACCACTGAGGTTTTCTTAGTAGTTGGCTCTTTTTGTTTTATCAAATCTTGACCGGCCCGAAGTCGCTAAACTACGGGGCAGCAGCGGACGCGACCCGCGAGAACAAAGCGAAGCTGTGAAGGAGAACCTATGAAGCGAGATTTTTTGGAAGGGCTGGGGCTTGATAAGGATACCGTCGACAAGATCCTTGACGAGAACAGCCGGGACATTGGACGGGAGAAGCAGAAAGCGGATCAGGCCAGAGAAGACCTGAATGCCGCCCGGCAGCAGCTGACCGACCGCGACAAGGATATCGAAGACCTGCGGAAGTCCAGCGGAGACGCTGAGAATTTCCGCAAGCAGCTCGAAGACCTTCAGGGCCGGTACACCAAGGAAACCGAAGATTACAAGGCGCAGCTGGCAAGCCGGGACTACGCCGACGCCATGAACCGCGCGATTACGGCCAAGGGCGTCAAGTTCTCTTCCAAAGCCGCCGAGAAAGCTTACCTTGCAGACCTCAAGGAGAAACACCTTGAACTGAAAGACGGCGAGCTGACCGGCTTCGACGAGTGGCACAAGGCTCAGCTCGAAGCAGATCCGACTGCGTTTCAGGCAGATAAGCCCACGCCCACATTCGTCAAGCCCGTCGGCCAGGGCGGCGCACCGGCGGCAAAGAGCAAGGGCGCAATGTACGCGCAGCAGTTCAACGCGCAGTTTGCGCAGACACCAAACAAGGAGTGATTTGAAAAATGTCTATCGTTGTAAACACAAAAGCAGAAGTCAGGCCGAATTTCCTCGAAAGCGAAGTCGGCCTCGTCCTGAAAACCCGTGAAATCCCCGCGTCGATGGGCGTGCAGGACGGCAAGTACAAGATCGTAAAGGCCGGTACGCCGTTCCCGTCCGACAACTCGAACGCCGTCGGCATCGTGTTTGAGGATATCGATGTGACGGACGGCAATATGCCCGGCTCCGTGATGGTCGCGGGCCGTGTGCTGGCAGACCGCCTGTCGCTGGCCTCCGCAGCAAAGACCGCGCTGTCCGGCAAGGGCTTCACATTTGTGGACGCGCCGGAGATCACGCGCGGCTATACCGTGACCTACGACAAAAACGACGGCAGCGGCACGCCGCCCGTCGATGAGAACGTCTACGCGGATGGCTCCTATGCCGACGTCTCGAACGAATATCCGCTGACCAAGAGCGGCAACACCCAGACCGGCTGGAGCACGTCTAAGGGCGGCGCTGCCGTCTCCAAGGTCGAAATGACCGGCAATGTGACCCTGTACCCCGTGTGGACTACGGCCTAAAGAAGGAGGAAAAACACCATGCCTGACATTCTTGAACTGATTTCCGACGCTGACCGTCTGGATTTCTCGCAGAACATTTCCGTTGCACGCCCGGCCTATCTCGGCGACCGGCTGTTCCCGGATCAGAAGACCGAAAGTCTGAAAGCCGAGTACCTGCGCCTGGCAAACGGCGCACAGATCCCCACGATGGCGACCGTCCACGCCTTTGACACCGAGGCAGAGATCGCCACGCGCCCCGCGCTCGAAAAGACCGAGGTTGAGAAGCTGTTTATCAAGCGCAAGATCAACCAGTCCGAGCGGGTGCAGCTGCTCAACGAAAACGGCGTATACGCAGACAACGCGATCGTGAGCTATGTCTTCGACGATATGCGCCTGATGGCCGATGCGGTCAAGGTCAGAACCGAGGTCGCGAAAATGGAAGTCATCGCGACCGGCAAGATGACCATCAAGGAAAACAATCTCAACATGACCGTCGATTACGGCGTTCCGTCCGCAAACACCGGCTTCAAGATCGACTTCGGCGCAGATGCTGATATCGTCGGCCAGCTTCAGGCCATCGCGGATCAGGCGGCGGCCTCCGGTCACGCCCTGAGCGAAATGGTTGTCGGTACGAAGATCCTGCGCAAACTCGCATCCAACAAGGGCATTCAGACCCTCGTATACGGTACGGTCGGCGCTGGTACTTATGTCACCACCGAGAAGCTGCGCAGCCTCTTTACCGAGCTGTTCGGCTTCGGCCAGATCACGACCAACGACCAGCGCTATAAGGCGCAGGCTGCAAATGGCGCGGAAAAGACGTACCGCTTCTTCCCGGAGGACAAGGTTGCATTCCTGTCCAACGGCACGGCAAGTTCCTTCGGCGTTGGCCTGTGGGGTGTGACGCCGGAAGAAAAGGGCTATGGCCCGTACACCGACAAGAGTGCACAGCAGTATATCACCATTACCCAGTGGGAAACGCCAGACCCGAAGACCACCTGGACGAAGGCAAGCGGCCTGTTTATCCCGGTCATGCCCGATCCTTACGGCCTGTTCATCGGCGCGGACGTCAGCAAGTAAAATCGAGCCTCCGCGCCTGCATGACGGGCGCGGAGGCTGACCGGAAGGAGGGCGCAGCATGATCTACGCTGATTATGAGTATTACGCGACTGTGTACCGCGGGACGGCGCTGGATGAAGAGCAATTTTGCGGCCTCGCCCGCAAGGCGTCGGCTTATGTCGATTACATCACCATGAGCCGCGCGCGCTCCGCCGCCGGGGACAAGCTCGAAGCCGTCCAGAACTGCGTCTGTGCGCTGGCCGAGCTGGAGCAGGACGCTGGGAAGCTGGACAGCCTCGTCTACACGACCGACAGGCCCGTATCAAGCGAGACGGTCGGCGGCTGGTCGCGAAGCTTTGGTTCACGAAATCTGTCCCAGGCAGATATACAGCGGACAGAGACGCGCCGCCGTGAGATCGTGCTGGCGTACCTCGGGCCGACCGGATTACTCAAAGCGAGGGGGTATGGGCCGTGTCCATGTTCCCCCACACCGTAACCATCTACAACGTCTCGCAGGAGACAGACCCGACGACATTCAAGGACGTGGAGAAAACCTACATCACCGTCCTGCGCGGCGTTCTGCTGGAAGCCTCCAAGGCGGCCAACGTCCGCCAGAGCGGGCTTGAGGGCGCGGATGCGGTGAATCTGTACATTCCGTTCTCTACGGTTGCTGTAGACGGCGTGACGGGCGCAGAAAAGCGCTACGTCGGCCCGCAGGAATTCTGGCGTGCAACTGATAAAAGCGGAATCTGGACGCTCTCCACGGACGGCAACGGCGGAACGACATTCTTTATCAAGGGTGAAGTCGTGGAGCCGGACAAGACCGAGCAGGCGCTTGAAATGCTCTATGACGACGTTTACAAGGTCACAAAGGTCGATATGAAGGACTTCGGAAGCCAGGACATGAGACACTTCGAAGTCGGAGGGGCCTAATATGCTGAAATTCAGCGTAAAGGCAGACGGCTTTGATGAATTGCATGAGGCAATCGCGCAGGCGTGTACCAAAGCGGAGCATATTGTCGCACTTCAGGCAAGAAAGGACACAGCCCCGTATGTGCCATTCTTGACCGGTTCCCTCGACCGCAGAACACAGGTGGAAGGGAATGCGATTATCTATCCCGGCCCATACGCAAGGTTCCTGTACTACGGGAAAGTCATGGTAGACCTGGAGACCGGAAGCACCTACGCGCCGAAAGGCGGGACAAAGGTACTGACCGACAAAAATCTTGTGTTCAACACGTCAGGACACAATCAGGCGCAATCGCATTGGTTTGAGGCTTCAAAGGCCGAGAACCTCGACAAATGGATCCGTGTAGCGGATAAGGCGGTGAAGAATGGACTCTGAAAAGCAAAAAAGGCTGGTATCTGCGGAGGAAGAACAGGATATCTCCCGAAAGATGATGATCTGGGCAAATTCCTTCTCAGACGACGATATGCCGACCGCAACGATCAACTACGAATTCCTCGCCGCCGACTCGGCGAGCATGGCCCTGTCCGCCATTCAGGGCGCGTACATCACACGAAAATTCATCCTCGGCGGGCATGAGGCGGAATATCAATTCAAGATCATCGCCCGCATCAAGCCCGGAAACAGCAACGACAAGCGCCTGAAATGCGACGCCATGCTGAACCGCTTCGGGGATTGGGCCATGCAGAACCCGCCGGATTTGGGCGACGGGATGCGCGTCCGGCGCATGGAAGCTGTCAGCCGCTCGGCCCTGTTCGCCCGGTATGAGGACGGCACAGAGGATCATCAAATTCTAATGAAACTGACATATGAGGTGATTTAACTATGGCAGAAGTTACTTTTAATACCACGGCCGGTCAGACCATCGACCGGGAGCTGCTGATTGCATATCTGAACACCGGCGAGTCCTCAACGCCCGCCTGGGCGCCGTTCGGCACTCGCGTCACAGACTCCAGCATGGAGTATGACTGGCAGGAGGATTCCAGCAAGGATATCCTTGGAACGACCAGAACCACCATGAAGAAACCGATTATCACGCAGAGCTTTGACCCGTGCGACCTTGACGCGGGCGATGCGGCGTTGAAGAAGATCTGGGATCTGGCGGTCAAGCAGCAGAACGCAGCTGCGCTGGCGAATCAGGACGTGCTGATCGTCCATCATTATGCAGGAACGGCCAAGACGGCAGTCTTCGCGGAGCGCTACGACGCGTCTATGGTCAAGCCGTCCAGCCTCGGCGGCGAGGGCGGCGGCTCGGTAGGTATGCCCATCGACGTGACGCTCGGCGGCAAACGCACGACCGGCACGGCGGCGGTTGGCGCCAACGGGGCTATTACCTTCACGCCAGACGCAGCGTAAGGAGGAATCGCAATGCCTGAAATCAAATTTGAAACCGGTATCGTATCGTTCAAGCTGAACGACGCGGCGGAAGTCTCCTTCAACCCGACCGACAGCGCATTTGTAGAACAGATCTTCAACACCTTTGACGAGCTGGACAGGAAGCAGGAGGCGTATAAGGCCGAGATTGACCGCTGCGCTGACAAGAAAGAGATCTTTGCAATCGCCCGCCGCCGCGACGCGGAAATGCGGGATATGATCGACGGCCTGTTTGCCAAGCCTGTCTGCACGGCCCTGTTTGGAACCATGAACGTCTACGCGCTGGCAGACGGCCTGCCAGTATGGTGCAACCTCATGCTGGCCGTGATCGATCAGATCGACACAAGCTTCGCGGCAGAGCAGAAGAAGACCAACCCGAGGATTGCGAAATACACAGCAAAATGGAAAAAGTGATCTGGGCGCTGCCGACCACGGCCGACGTGAACGGCACAACGTATCCGATCCAATCTGATTACCGCGCGATCCTCGATATCCTAATCGCCCTGACAGACAGGGAACTTGGCGAGCGGGATAAGGCGGAAGCGGCGCTGACCATCTTCTATCCCGACTTCGAAGAAATGCCCGTCAGCGACTATCAGGAAGCCCTGAACCAGTGCTTCCGCTTCATCGACCACGGGCAGGAGAATCGAGAGAAGAGAAAGCAGCCAGAGATCATGTCATGGGCGCAGGACTTTGATCTCTATATTGCGCCTATCAACCGAATCGCGGGCTGCGAGGTCAGGGCGCTGGAATACCTGCATTGGTATTCGTTTCTATCGTACTATCAAGAAATCGGAGATTGCCTGTATGCACAGGTGGTTTCTATCCGCGATAAAAAGGCCAGAGGGAAGAGCCTCGACAAACAGGAGAGGGATTTCTACCGGCGCAACCGGGATATCGTCGATCTGAAGACAACATACTCGGAGGCCGAAGCCGACCTGCTTGCCGTATGGGGAGTCGGGACAAAAAACAGCCGCCCCGGTTAAGGGGCGGCAGCAGGAAAAACTTATTTTTTATACTCGAAAACGATTTCGCTACCCCAGAAGCTTGGAGAGAATCGAATCTCGATCTCACTCCAATCCTGCGGCGCTTCATATCCGACGACACCTTTCATTTTCTTCCCGGCGGCAATCGTGCCGTCAAGCTGCGGCTCGTCGGAACTCATCATGGCGGTGAGGCTGAGGCTGGTTGTATAGCCATCAATGTAGCTTTCGAATGAAAGCATGGTGCTGGACGCAATATCGCGGGATGAATTGTTTTCGATCTCGAATTCGCACAGAACAAAGACTTTTCCATCATCCGGCGAGACGTAATTTTGGCCGGAATTCTCGGTAACACTGAGCAACGTGACCGCCACGCCGTCTAGAACGACCTGATCCCCAACGCCAAATGTTTCAGGCCCGGAATCGGATTGCTGCGGCGGCTGCTGCGAAGAAGAAACTGAGGTTCCGACCTTTTCCGGCTTGGAGGACAATCCGCAGGAAGCAAAGGCCGCGCCAATAAAGACGAAAAGACAGAGGAATACGATTAAAGCCGTCAGGCAGCCGCTGGGGCGTTTCGCCTGCTTTTTGGTTTTTAGCCCGCCAACAACGTCAACGCGGTTCGAGGCGTTAATCTTGATGGTAAAAAACGCATTCTGTTGCCCTTCGGCAATGGTAAAGGATATGGTTTTATCCAGACGGCGATACCGGTAAAAAGAAAGTTCGTGCTGGCCCGGAGCGGCCACGGCTTGAAGCTCTTCACCGTTTTTCAGCGTGCCGACATCACAGCCATCCAATGCAACGCCGACGGGCAGGCCAGAACCGTAAAAAGAATTGTCCCGGCTGATTTGGATAATGCAATCACTCATATTTCTTCCCTCCTTACTTGGAAGATAACACAAATAATAACAAAAATCAACCGAAAAGGTGGTGAAAATATGGCGGATGGAAAAATTGTGATCGCCGTCGACGCGGACGCGAAAAAGGCACAGAAGGAGCTTGATACGCTGTCTGCGAAAATCGACAAGATGGAAGCCAAGCTAAACGAGGATACCGGAACGCAGAACGGGCTTAAAAAGGAGCTGGACGCTGCGCTTCAGTCCGCAAAGCAGACGGAAGACGCGCTGAAATCGCTCCGCTCGGAGGCTGACCGCCTAAAGGGCATCACGTCCGGAAACACTTCGGCTAATCCAGCTGAGTACATAGACGCTTATTCTCGACAGGCGGAGGTTGCTGCGCAGATCAAAGAGCAGGAACAGCTGCTGGTGCAGCAAAACAAAACGGCGGAAAAGCTCGGGAGTCAATATGCAAAGATCACCGACAAGGTGATAACCCAGACCGATGCGCTTGACGCTGCAAAGACCAAAGCCGGTGAGCTGGTGCAGCAGATCACGAACGCCAGCGGAGCCTCGGCTAAAATGGCGGAGGTATCGGCGAGCGTCGAAAAGAGCATGAACAAATTCGGAAGAAGATTAAGCGGGGTACTAAGGAGCGCGCTGATCTTTACCGTCCTGTCCCGCGGCCTTTCGCAGCTGCGTAGCTGGCTCGGCGAGACAATCATGCAGAACGAAGCCGCCCGCGCATCTATTGCGCGACTGAAGGCCGCCCTTTTGACACTTGCGCAGCCGATCCTAGAAGTTGTGATCCCGGTTTTTGTGAAGCTGGTCAACATTCTGGCACAAGTCGTGACGGCAATCGCAAAGTTTTTCGGTATGCTGTCCGGGAAAAGCTGGAGCGCGCAGGTATCTGCCGCGAAGGGACTGAACGCCGAGAAAGAGGCGCTGGAGGGCGTAGGTTCTGCCGCAGAAGACGCGAGCAAGAGCATGGCAAGCTTTGACGAGATCAACCAGATCACCAGCAATCAGGCCTCCGGAGGCGGTGGGGCGAGCGGAGCAGGCGCTTCTAGCGGGATCACGCCGGATTTCTCCAATCTGGATCTTGCCGAAGACAAACTGAACGACATTCTTGGCATTGTCGGGGCAATCGCTGCAGGTCTCCTTGCGTGGAAGATCGCCAGTATGTTTACCGACGACCTCGGCAAGATCGGCGGCATCGCGCTCGCTGCGGCTGGCGCGTTTGCGCTTGTCTATTTCTGGCTGGACGCATGGAACAACGGAATCGACATGACAAACTTCCTCGGTATGCTCGGCGGTCTTGCGGCGCTTGCGGGTGGACTCGCCCTTGCGTTTGGACCGACCGCTGCGGCAATCGCTCTCGTGGTGGGTGGCCTTGCGATGTTAGTCGTCGGGATCAAAGATGTGATCGAAAACGGCTTTACGCTGGAAAACACACTGACAATCATCGCTGGACTGCTTGCCGCCGGTATCGGGATCAGCATCCTGACGGGTAGCTGGATTCCGCTGCTGATCGCCGCAATTGCATCGATCCTTGTTGCACTTGCCTCTTTTACAGGGCACGGCGAGGAGCTGATCAATGGGCTGAAAGATGTTGTGTCCGGATTCGGAAAGTTTTTCAAGGGCATCTTTACCGGCGACATGGATCTTGCGTTAGAGGGTGCAAAGCAGATATGGAGCGGGCTGAAGCAGACGTGGAATGCCGTCGTAAATTCCATCAGGGACGCATGGAGCGCGTTTGTCGATTGGTTAAAGCAAAAGAATCCGGCACTCGCCGCAATATTTGAGACAATTGGGAAAAAGTTTTCCGATCAGTACGAGGCGTGGAAAAAAATCCTGAAAGGCCTGATCACCTTCCTGACCGGCGTGTTCACCGGAGATTGGAAGAAAGCGTGGAACGGCGTCCTTGACATTCTGAAAGGCGTCTGGAATCTCGTAATCGGCACAATAGAGGGCGGAATTAACTTCATCATCGACGGCATCAACCTACTGCTTTCGGCGCTGAATAAAATTCATTTCGAGATTCCGGATGGTGTACCGCTGGTTGGCGGGAAAACCATTGGAATCAACATTCCGCCAGTGTCGCGCGTCCAGCTCCCTCGTCTCGCCTCCGGCGCGGTCATCCCGCCGAACCGGGAATTCATGGCCGTCCTCGGCGACCAGAAGAGCGGGACGAACATCGAGACGCCGCTTTCCACGATGGTGCAGGCATTCAAGCAGGCCATGAACGAGACCGGCGTAGCGGGAAGCAGACAAATGACGGTTATCTTCCAGCTTGACCGGCGTGAGCTTGGCCGCACGATCTATCAGCTGAACAACGAAGAGACGCAGCGCGTCGGCGTGAAGCTTGCGGGGGTGAAGACATGAGAAGCGCACTGAGCCTTGACGGCAAGGCGTATTTCAATCTTCACGTCGTGAGCTGCAAGCGGTCGTTCTCCGTCCTAGACGGCGACAACGCCGGGCGCGTTATGACCGGCGCGATGACCCGTGATATTATCGGCACGTATTACAACTACAGCCTTGAAATTGATCCTGTATCGTCAGACCCGGAGGAATACGATGATTTTTATGAGAGCATTTCTGCCCCGGTCGACAGCCACGTGCTGACCGTCCCATATGCGCAGGGGACTATGACCTTTGACGCCTATGTAGCAAACGGCGACGATGAGCTCACCGGGAGCTACGACGGGCGCAATGATTGGGGCAATCTGACGATCAATTTTGTCGCCATGAAGCCCAAGAGGACGCCGGTATGAGTGTACGCGTGATCTATGAGGACGTAGCGGTAGGCGCAGCAGCGGCGGCAAGCGTTGCAAGCACCGCTGCGCAGCCCTTCTCCGACCTTCCGGAACTGCCGTATGGCACAGAGTCGGTGATCGTCGCAACAAACGAGCTGAACCAGTGGATGCTGGACGGCTCCCGCCCGATCCTCACGACCGAGCGGGCGGCCTTCTGGTCTACCGAGCCGAGCAAAGCAGACTGCACCTTCGACGCAAACCCGACGCTGACCATCACGCTGGACGGCACGTTCGCAAGCTCCGGCATTTACCTCTATTTTGACGGTGGCACCGGCGACTATTGCAGCGCCCTGACCATGACGTGGTACAACGGCGAGACAACCGTCGCGTCGCAGGACTTCACGCCGGACGGCCAGAAGTATTTCTGCGCAAAGCCTGTCTCCGGATACAACAAACTCGTGATCGAGCTGAAAAAGACGAGCCTGCCGTACCGGTACGCGAAACTCAGACAGATCTTCTTCGGCATCGTCCGGGAATTCGAGCGGGAGGATCTGCGCAGCGTCAACGTCACGGAGGGGATCAGCGTGATATCTGACGATGTGGAGATCAACACGCTGGATTTCACGCTTGACAATTCGGACGATATCGATTTCATCTTCCAAGAGAAGCAGCCCGTCAGCGCATACGACGGCGCAAAGCTGATCGGCGTCTTTTACATCAAGAGCTCGTCCCGGTCGAGCGCCCGGCTCTATGATGTCTCCTGCCAGGATGCACTCGGCATTCTGGACGATGAGCCTTTTGCGGCGGCAATCTATAGCGAGAAAAACGCAAAAGAGCTGATAAGCTCGATCCTTGGCACGCACTTCACGCTGGATTTTGACGCGGCGCTGGAGAACGAGACAGTAACGGGCTATATCCCGGACTGTACCAAGCGCGAGGCGCTTCAGCAGATCGTCTTTGCCCTGCGCGCGACCATCGACACAAGCGCGTCGCGCGGCGTGCGCGTCCGGAGGCTCACAGCGGCCTCTCCTGCCACGATCCCACTTGACCGGACATACACGGGCGGCAGCGTTGAAACGGCGGCAGCGGTCACGGAGATCCGCGTGACGGCACACAACTATTCGACGTCCGGAAGCGGAGAGAGCGTGGAGGTCGGCGGTACGACCTACTATCACACGACGTCGGTCACGTCCAAGACCAATCCGAACGCCACCACGCAGACCAAGCCGAACGTCATCGAGGTGCGCGACGCTACGCTGGTCAACAGCGACAACGTTGCCGCCGTCGCGCAGCACGTCTTTGACTACTATATGCGCCGTCAGACGCACAGTGTCAAAATTATCGTGGACAAGGAAGCCCCGGGCGATTACGTGCAGACCACAACGCCGTGGGGCACGAAGATCACCGGAACGATCACCAGTATGGACATTCGCCTCAGCGGAATCGCGGCGGCAGAATGCAAGATTATCGGCACATAGAACGGAGGTGCGGCATTTGGTACAGGGAGATTCGTATAACCTTAGTGTTACCATCAAGAATAAAGGGCAGCCTCTGGACGTTGCAAGCGTTGAAAAGGTGGAAATTTCTCTGCTTTATCTGCAAAAGAGCTATCCGGGAGAGATCGGATACGAGGACGGAAAGTTTCTGTTTCCCCTCACCCAGCAGGAGACCTTTCGGCTCCCGAAGCTCTGCCAGATGCAGGTGCGCGTGAAATTCAAGAGCGGTGACGTGATTGGCTCGGAGATCAAGCAGATCGACGTTGCGCACGCGCTTTCAAAGGCGGTGTTGTGATGGGCGGCATTGAATTTGAACTCAAGAACCGCGATCCGATCGACGTTTCCTTTAACGTTTCCGTGCGTGCTGGCGGCGGCTCTGGCGGCGGAGGCATTGCATCGGCGCAGATCGATGAGATCCGCGTGCTGAAAAAATCGGACTATGACGCGCTGGACAAAAAGGACGCGCGGACACTGTATCTGTTGGAGGGATAACATGCTGGCAGTTGGAATCAAACGCATTCTGGAGCTGTTCATCGGCTCCATGGGCATCAAATCCGCCCGCTTGGGCACAGAAACCATCTACGAAAGGCCTGGCGGCTTTTTGTACATCGAACTCACAAGCGAAGAAAGGGGATAAATCCAGATGGCAAGTTTTTTCAATCTGACACTTGATACGCTGGCACCTGCCGGCCTATCGCTGATCCTGAACGACGGCGCGCAGTACGCGACCAGCGCGACCGTCACCGCGAAGATCTCAGTCACCGACGCCGCGACGACCGGCTACCAGATGAAGATCTGGGGCACAAAGGCGGCGGCAAAGGAAGCAGATGCGTCGTGGGAGACGTTCGCCGCAACAAAATCCATTACGCTCCCGGACGGCGACGGCCTGAAGACGATCTATGTAAAGGTGCGCGACGACGTCGGCAACGAATCGACTGCGGCCAGCGACTCCATCACGCTCAACACCTCGATCCCCACCGTGACCATCACCGGCCCCGACAAGAGCCGCATCTCCAAGGTCACGGGCTACGACGCGGCGGCCTTCTCCTTCGTCTGCGACGTAGACTTCGAGGAATACACCGTCCGCGTCGTTCCGGCGACGAGCAGCCTGCACACGGCGGGCACGCAGATCCCGGCGACGGGCGGCTCCGCGAACGTCAACGGCACGGCGGGAGGCTACAAGAAGAACACCGCCATCAACGTCACCGTCAAGGGCGCGGATCTCGAAGCAGCGTCCTCCGGCGACGGCGTGAAGATCGTGAAGGTATTCGTCAAAAACGCCGCCGGGACGTGGAGCGCCGCGTAATGGCCGCGCCGGAGCTGACCTTCTCCATCACAGGAAACAAGATCTCGGCGGTATCCGGGTACGACTCCATCACCGTCACCTTCTCGTCGGACATCGCCTACACGGCCTTCGAGTGCCGCGCGACAAAGTCCGGCGAGGATTGGGGCCGCGGGAAGGGCGCTTTGATCGCGTCCTTCTCCCAGACCCCGGCGGGCACGCAGCGCACCTTTGAGGTATACGACGATTTTCTGCTTTCCGGTGATGGGGAATACCGCATTTCGTTGTTCGCGCAGGGCGTGGACGGCAGTTGGAACGACAACTACGGCTTTATCCCGCTGGGAGAGTCGAAGGCGCTGAAGACCGCGGACGGCGAGGATTTTCTGTGTATGAAGGAGTGATCGTATGGCTTACAACAGCCAGTTTACCGGCGCGCAGATCGACGAGGCTATCGCCGACGTGCGCAGCAACAAAGACGCGTGGAACGGAAAGCAAGATGTGATCCTCGCCTCCGGTGCGGCCGTCGGGGACCTGATCAAGGTCAAGGCGGTGGACGCCAGAGGGAAGCCGACGGCGTGGGAGGTGGCCGCGGCTGGCACGGATTATCTAACGGAAGCGCCCGTGACGAGCGTGAACGGGAAAACAGGAGCTGTCAAGGTTCGCGAAGTGCCGTCTGTCACCGCCGCTGATAATGGAAAATTTCTGCGGGTTGTTTCCGGTGCGTGGGCGGCGGTAGAGATCGCAAACGCGAATGGAGGGAGCTTCTGATGGCAACTGAATATTTAACGAACGATATAGAACTCACGTCAGTTGCCGATGCCATCAGAGAAAAAGGCGGAACATCCGACCCGCTGACTTACCCAGATGGTTTTGCAAGCGCGGTTCGTGCAATTCAAACCGGGATCGTTCCGCAACTGGTCGTAACGGTATCCGCGGGTGCGACCGTCACGGCGACAAATGGCTCCAAAACGATCAGTGGAACATCTGACAGCACCGGAGTCTGTACACTTATCGTTCCGGAGATCGGCACATGGAGCGTATCTGCTACGCTGGGAGGACAAACATCTGATACAAAAACGGTATCTATCACGGACAGTTACGCGGTGTCGCTCTATTTCGTGAGCTCTACGCTCAACGACAACGAGTGGAGCGTTATCAAGTCCGTTTCCGACGCGGGACAAGGCGCAAATTATTGGAGCATCGGCGACCGAAAGGAAGTAATACTTGATGGAACAGTGGGACATCTTGCGCTATCGAATTACACGACCTACGCATTTATCATCGGATTCAATCACAATCAAGAGCTAGAGGGCACAAACCGTATTCATTTTCAGCTCGCGAAGACCGCGCTCTCCGGCGGTACGGACGTGTGTTTCTGCGACAGTTACTATACCTCGCCCGTTTCGACAACCGGCTATTTCTCTATGAACAGTAGTGCAACGAACTCCGGCGGATGGGAAAATTCGCAAATGCGTACAAACATTTGCGGCACGAGCCTCTCGAACTACTCCGGGACGATGATCGCAGTGATTCCTGATGCACTTCGCGCAGTGTTAAAATCCGTTACCAAGTACACGGACAATACGGGAAATAATAGCACATCCGCGAGTGCGGTCACGGCGACAAAGGATTACTTTTTCCTCCTCTCGGAGTTTGAGGTTTTCGGGAGCATTTCGAGAGCAAACTCGAACGAGGCGAGTAAGCAAGCGCAGTACGCCTATTATTCCGCTGGAAACAGCAAGGTAAAGTACAAGCACAACGGAACGAGCGCCGCCGCTCGTTGGTGGCTCCGTTCTCCGCTTGCGAGCAACTCCGACGGTTTCGAGGATGTGAACACCAACGGGACAGTCGAAGACCGCACCGCGCGCGCTTCCTTCGGCTTCGCGCCCGGCTTTTGCGTATGAGGGAGAAGCGCATGGACTATATCGTGTATAAGCGGTTCCGTGGACATGGCATCGATGGAGAATTTAATCTCCGATACGGAACTGTGGTATCGGAAATTGAAGGGTTCCTGTTTGCAGCAGATGGCAGGCGGATATGCGCTGCGACATCCGAAAACGGATGGGAGCATTTTAGGCAGAATACACCAGAGGGCGCGATGCGGCAGGAAATGCTTGAGCGCCTTTATCGCTGGTATGAAAAAAACGGCTGCGGTGAAGATTTTACGGATGACAAATGGCCGGGGCAGGAAAACGGCTACTGGAAAAATCGGTTGAGAACAGCAAACACAGAGCGATTAGAGAAAATCTATCAAGAGAAATTTGGAGGGACACCATGTATGCAGTAAAACAGGACGGTGCATTTGCCGGGTATGCAGACAACATTGTGCTCATCCGATTGCACAGCAACGGTTGCTATGTACCGTGTAAGGAAACCGAGGCCGAGGGATTTTGCGCGAAGATGGCTGTGATTATTACGGATAAAGAAGGAACTGAGCATCAGGTGCTTTCTGACATGGTGTTCCATCTCGCTGGTTACACGCTGAAAGGCACAGAGCCGGAGGGCAGCTATGAGGAAATGGGTGCGGCACTACCACTCACAGATGCAGAAACAGCAGCGAAAATTTTACTTGGGGAGACAGAGTGATGAGTTACATAGAAAGAGCCAGAGCATTGCGTCCGTATATCGAAAAAGCGTCGATTAGCTTACCTGATGAGGATGCGCTGCAAGCAGTAGAGTTATTCCCACAGTGGGTGACAGGCCATTCTTACGCGGTCGATGATCGGCTGCAATACAATGGCGTATTATATCGCGTGGTGCAGGCACATACCTCACAGGCAGACTGGACACCGGATATTACACCGGCACTGTTTGTGATCGTTTCACTAGATGAATGGCCGGAATTTGTGCAACCTACGGGTGCGCATGATGCCTACAATAAGGGTGACAAGGTGACGTTTGAAGGCAAGCATTACATCAGCTTGATTGACGGGAATGTATTTTCACCAGCGGAATATCCGGCTGGTTGGCAGGAACAGGCGTAAATTTGAGAATATGGGAGGAAACATGGAGCCTCATTATTGCAAATACGCCTACCGCAAAAACGGAGACGTGAGCTTGCATTGCCGGTATCTGACGGAAAAAGGGGCGAGGCAGGGAAAAAGGCCGACTGGACAGACGCGGCCTTCGTGCCGATCTGATAAACACAGAAGGGAGACACCATGGACACCAAGACTATCATCGTTACGCTCGTCACCGACCGGACGCAGGCGGACGTGGAGCGCGTCAAGGCGCTTGCCACGAAAGGCTTTGCAGCCATGACGGCAGACGAGCAGGCGGAATGGCTGACCGGGATGAAGGGCGCGTATAACGCAAGCGACATGAACCGCGTGGGAACCGCCCTGAACTATCTGGCGGGGCGCCTCAGCTCGATCTGCGGCAAGAGCATCGCGTGGACGGCTAAAACCGATTGGGCCGTAACGGACATTATGACGGTATCACAGGCCGAGGCATACCGCAAGCAGCTGCAATCCATCCGCGACGCGCTTGCGTATCCTGCCGGGACGCCGGACGCGCCGCAGCTGGGCCGCCTGACCTACACCGATGCAAACGATATCGAGCGCATTCTTGCGCTCTGCGAAGACTTAATCGTCAACGTTGCAAAATCTTTTCGCCACACCGGCGCGGCGGAGTGCGCCGCAGGAGGATTACTCACATGAAAGATAGGCAGCCAACACAGGTTTTAGCCAACGGCGCGATCCGCTACGGCGTCTATAACGCCGACGGCACGCTCAACCACTACGAATACCTCAAGCGCGAGGACGCGCCTACCGTCGAGGGTACGCCGCTCAACAAGGCGAATCTGCTGTCTGATGCCACAGCCGCCAAGCTCTGGCCGAACGCAAGCACGAGGCCGGAAGACCCGACAGTCAACGACGCGCTCGGCAAGCTTTCGGAGGGTACGGCCAAAGTCGGCGACATCGCTATCACGTCCCGCACAGACCTGTCCGACGCATGGCTGCTGTGTAACGGTCAATACATTACAGAGGAGCAATATCCAGAGCTGTTCAACACTCTGCGAGTTAGTGCTAGTGCTGCACCGTGGAATACACAGCTACTTCCTACTGTAACACCGGAATATGATATCAATGATATCACAACACTCTCGTATGCGAATGGATACTGGTTTCTCAATAAGCATAGACATCTCTACTGTTCTACTGATCTTATTAGCTGGATAGATATTACACCTTCGGATTTAACCAGGTATGCTGGAACTGACTATACAGCTACACTACTCACAACATTGTCTGTACACTACTGGCAAGGTCGATATGTAGCTCTAGCTTGGTTGGAGTATAAAGCAAACAGCTACGCATATGCAGTTATGTACACAAATCAGCTGCAACAGACCGGATGGAAGCTGGACTACATTACAAGCTGGTACCCTAGTACTGCTACCCAGACTATATATTATCAAAAACTATTTTTCGACGGGACTAACTACTATTTCTACTACTCTAATGGCACGTATAACTCTGATACACACTTCGACGATTACGATGGAGGTCTGTGTTCTGTATCTGAACTAGTAGATTCGTTTAACCCTGTAGGTATTTCCAGGTGGACATATAAAAACTTCGGTACTCTTTATTACGTAGACTTCTACGATGAGCCAACAGGCTGGTTCTACCTTTCTCAGCGATCTGCACCCTCAAGCGGCATACAAGGTATATACAGAACACGGACGATATTGGGTTCATATACCGCCACATATATACCAGTGCCAGGCACTTCCGATAGTTTGAGTGCTTCTGCCGTACTTTCAACCTATACAGTATCCGGTGATACGATTGTCGCTAGCTATACTCATACAACACCATATAAGCTTTATAGATCTGACGACAGTGGTAAGACTTTTACGCAGATTTACTCAACAACATCTGCAAGCGAGATAGCATTTCTACAGCTAGTAGCAGGCATATTATGTGCTTGGAGCAGCGATACGAAAATTGTAATGCTGTTCGATGCTGATAATATCTCAAATCAATCTATTGCAATGGATACACAGCTTTCAACAATATGCAGCACGCACAGCAACACAATAGCTATTATCTCCACGGACTATAATAGCATACTGTATCAAGATTTTACTCACAGTAAGAAAAAATTACCAAATATTTCGCCCGACAGTCGCAGTAAGGCATATATTAAAGCTCTGGAGGAATGAGCCATGCGGGATAGAATCGGCACAAATGATCTCGCAAACGGGGCCGTCCGCTACGGGGTGTATGACGCGGCGGGAAGCCTTCTGCGGTATGAATGGCTTCGCCCGGAGGACGAGCCGCTGGAGGCCGGGACGCCGCTCACGGCCGGGAACCTGCTGACGGCACAGAGCGCTGCAAAGATCTGGCGAGCGGGCGACGCACCGGCGAACCCGATGGTAAATGAGGCATTCGGGAAGCTGTCGGAGCCGAATTATCACGTCGGTGACATCCTCACGACCGTCCGCGTCCTCTCCGCCCCGTGGCACGCGTGCGATGGCTCAACATTCGACCAGACTGCATACCCGGCCCTCTACGCAGCCCTCGGCGGCGCGACGCTGCCGACGATCAGCTATTCCAGTGATACCACAACCTACATCAAAATGGCGGACGATTAGCCCGGCAAATAAAAGAGAAAGGTACAGAAAAATGGACACCAAAACCATCATCGTCACCCTCGTCTGCGCCGTGCTCGGCTCGTCCGCGCTGACGGCGGTCGTCAATGCCGTCGTCAGCGCGATACAGAAAAAGCGCGGCAAGGCCACAACGCAGGAGGCGCACCTTGCAGAGATCGACAAAAAGCTCGGGAAAATGCAGGAGCATCAGGACGAGCAGTATCTGGCGATCCTCCGGCTGACCATCATGTCAGAGGAAATGCCAATGGCTGAGCGGCTGATTGCCGGGCAGAAATACGTAAAGCTGGGCGGGAACGGCGATGTAAAAAAGTTTTTGCACCAGCTGGAGGCGCAATGCGGGCATAGCAGTGCGCAATAAATTGGGAGGCAGATATGCGGGTAAAAGGCAAGTGGAGCAAGGGCGAAATGGCGCGAACCATTGTGTTGTATCTGCTCCAGCTCATCACGACGGTAATTGTCTGGGCCTGCGCTCTGAAAACCGTCGCCGTCCTAATTGCAGTCATCCGCAGCCCGGAGCTCGGCGCGTCGGTAGACCTGTCCGACGTGCTCGGATTTACAGGTTGGGCAACCATCACAGAGCTTGGCCTGCTTGCTTTCAAGCGGGTTTTTGCAAAAAAGAATGATCCGGTAGAATAACGAAAGGGGTACACAATATGTATAAGCGAGTGAATTTTGAACCGATGGATAAACACCTGTCGGAAAGCATTCGGGGGAAGCTTGAAGAAGCGGAAGCGCTCATCATGCAGCTCCCGGCGGGAAGGAATAGAAGTATCGCCCTGACAAAGTTGGAAGATACAATGCTTCGTGCGAACCTCGCAATCTCTGACGCGGTTGCGACGAGAAGCGAAAGCGAAACAAAGGACTGAAAGGAGCATACATATGGAAAACATCAAGAAGCGGCTCGGCAATCTGCTGAGCGTCAAATCTATCGTCACACTGGTGCTGACGGCGGTATTTGCGTACATGGCAGTCGCCGGGAAAATCTCGCAGGACTTTATGATGGTGTATACCGTCGTGATCGCGTTTTACTTTGGCACACAGAGCCAGAAAGCGCAGGACGCGATTGACAACGCCACGAAGGAGGATGCGCAGAAATGAGCATCAAGATCGGGCAGGCCAGTCTCGGCGAGACGGGCGGCCGCAATCAGCAGCCCGGCAATCAGACCGGGCGGGAGCTGAATATCTCCAACTGGTACAATGGCCGCTGGCTCGGCATCTTGCGCTACAAGAGCCGCAAAAAGGCCGAGCGGGCCGCGCAGACGTGCGAGGCGGCCATTAAGAACCGGAACATCGGCTACGACATGGACAACAGGAACACGGCGTATGAGGCAGCCAGAGCCGTCGGCTGGGACGTGAGCAGGATCACAAAGCCAGTGGAGACGGACTGCTCCGCGCTCATGATGCTCTGCGCCGTGGCCGCAGGCTGCGCGTCGGTAGAAGCGCTCTACCGTCGGCAGGGCAACAGCTGCACGACATACTGCATGCTGCACGATTGGCCAGCAACGGGAGATTTTGTGCTGCTGACCGGCAGCAAGTATCTGACGACGGACGCGAATCTCCTGCGCGGGGACGTACTGGTAAGCGAGGGCCATACCGTGATGGCCCTCGAAGATGGAAAAAATGCAGAGGAGGAAACCGAAATGGTAGAAAAGAGCAAGATCATCGTCGACGGAAAGGAAGTCGCCGTTGAGCGTATCCTGAAAAACGGTACGAACTACGTAAAGGTGCGCGATATCGCCGCCGCGCTGGATCTCGAAGTCGGCAATAAAGGAAATATTGCCGTGCTGAAGCACAAGGAAAAGTAAGGAGGCGGGGCGTATGTCGCCGCAGGCGCGGGCCAAGCTGCCGCCAGAGCTGGGCAGGCTGACCAGAAAGGATATGGAGGCCGTAATCTATCAGGCCAATCTTGGCCGGGAAAATGAGAAGATCGCGCAGCTCTATTTTGTGGATAAGCTTCCCCAGGTAGACGTTGCGACAGAGCTGTTCCTGGGCCGCGCCACGGTACAGCGCCGCCTACCGGAGATCATGCGGGAGATGCAGCGGACATCCAGCAAACTGTATAACTGAGATAAGCGCCGAGAAATCGGCGCTTATTTTTAAAAATTTCTGCATTGTGGGGAGCGCAGACAAATCTCCACTATAACCCGGACACTGCAAATAATGGTGGTGGCTACTGGCAGTATGCTGGGGGTATTGTGGCCGACATAGGTGGTCAGCTCGTCACCGTTGAAGTCGACGATATGTCCTGCGGTGATTTTGGCAGCCGCGTGTATTTTTCCGTGACTGCTGATGGCTTCTGCTGGAATTTTTCAGACGGCACAATGGACGGTGCGTCCGTTGACACCTCGGAGGATGTCTTGGGCGTTCTGCGGTCCATCTCCGGCGTTCTGGGCGTGGACGCCGAAGCGCTGATTTCTGCCGCGTTGGATGCGGCGAACATCTGCGCGTGGGAGGTATGCTATGCCGACTGACGTCCAGCGCCGTGCTCACGGTTGAAAAAATATAAGGAGGTACCACCATGAAACTCACACCCGCAATCCGCGCTGCTCTCTACGCCGAAACCGGCGCATACACCGACCGCGACGCCTATGTCTCCGATATGGCGCTGTCCAGCGTCTGGGGCGACGCCGAAGACGCCGAGGTTCCGGCGGAGCGGCTGGCACTGCTCGGCGGGATCTGGGACGGCGCGCACTGCACGATTCCAGAGCTGATCAAGATGTACAGCCTGACGCAGACCGGATTTGCGCAGTATTTTGGAATCCCGCTGCGCACCGTGCAGGACTGGTGCGGCGGGCGGCGGGGATGCCCGCCGTATGTGGCCGCGATGGCGGCGGAGATTCTGGCTGTAAACGAACAATAACAAAAACTAAGCCCGTGGAATAACCACGGGCTTAAATTCTGAACCAAATTGATACACAACTGAGGCACAAGAAGCCGCAAAAAGGCCCATACTGGATACATCAAAGGAGTGTTCGGTATGGGCTTTTCTTATTTCAATCCAAACCCCGCCGGGCAGAAGGTCGGGGACTGCACCGTCCGGGCCATCGCAAAGGCGACCGGGAAGAGCTGGGACGAGGTGTATATCGGCCTGTGCCTGCAAGGGCTGATCATGGGCGATCTGCCAAGCGCAAACAGCGTATGGAGCGCTTACCTCCGGCAGCAGGGATTTACGCGGAACGTGATACCGAACACGTGCCCGGACTGCTATACCGTCGCGGATTTCTGCGCAGATCATCCGCGCGGCGTGTATGTGCTGGCGTTATCAAGCCACGTTGTGTGCGTGGAGGATGGGACTTATTTTGACACGTGGGATTCTGGGAGTGAAATTCCACTGTTTTATTGGGCAAAGGAGGAAACATGATGTTTGGACAACAGCCGTATGTGTATCAGCAGCCGATTTACAATCAGCCGCCCATGCCGCAGATGCAGGAGCCGCAGATGCAGATGCGTCCGCAGTATCAGCCCGCGCCGCAGATGCCAGCTTATCAGCCGCAGCCACAGCAGCCGCAGAACCAGTCGATCATCTGGGTTCCGAACGAGCAGGCGGCGAACGACTTCATTGTAGCGCCTAACAACGCCGTTACATTGTGGGATATGAATGCGCCTGTCGTGTACGTGAAAAAGGCCGACGCGAGCGGGAAACCGGCCATGACGACCTACGACCTTGTAGAGCGCGCACAGGCCGTTATAACGCCCACGGCGGCGCGAAAAGGCATGATGGAGGAATACGTGACGCGCAAGGAGTTCGACGAGCTTGTGGCGAAGCTGGCCGCTCCAAGCGTCAGACCGCGAAAGATGAAGGAGGCGGACAATGAACCCACTGTTTAATGCGCTCGGCGGCGGACAGATGCCCGGCCAGATGGGGCAGTTTCAAAATATGGTGCAGCAATTCCGGCAGTTTCAGCAGACGTTTCAGGGCGACCCGAAAGCAGAGGTAGAAAAACTGGTACAGAACGGGAAAATCACGCAGCAGCAGCTGAATCAAATGCAGCAAATGGCTGTGCAATTCCGGCAGCTGCTCGGATAAAACGAATCTTAATTCGTGGCCACGATTGAGATAAATTTCAAAATCTACGAAAGGAGAATTTTATGAGTCTTACTGATGGCGGCATTCAGCCGACTATGCCCGTCCAGCCTGCCAATAACTACGGCGGCGGTATGGGGATGTGGGGTGATAACTGGATCTGGATCATTGTGCTGTTTTTGTTCGGCTGGGGACGCAACGGCAACGGCTGGGGCGGCAATGGCAGCGGCGGCGTGATGGACGGTTACGTGCTGACGTCCGATTTCGCAAGTGTTGAGCGTAAACTCGACAGTATGGCAAACGGCATTTGCGATTCCACGTTTGCCCTGAACAATGCCATTACCGGCGGCTTTGCTACGACCACGCAGGCCCTCAACAGCGGTTTCCAGAACGCCGAACTTTCTCGTTGTAATCAGCAGGCCGCGCTTATGCAGCAGCTGAACAACATGGCGATGCAGGCACAGGAGTGCTGCTGCGAAAACCGCGCTGCAATCGCCCAGGTGCGCTACGACATGGCGACGCAGGCGTGTGACACCCGCAACACCGTGCAGAACACCACGCGCGACATCATCGACGCGATGAACTGCGGCTTCCGCAGCATCGACCAGCGTCTGACGGCGCAGGAGCTTGCGGCGAAGGACGCGAAGATCGCCGAGCAGAACCAGCAGCTTTTCGGATACCAGCTGGCGGCATCGCAGGCGGCACAGAACAATTACCTTGTTTCCACGCTTCGCCCGAGTCCCAGCCCGGCCTATGTTGTAGCGAATCCGTACTGCTGCAACAGTGGTTACAACTACGGCTGCGGCAACTGCGCGTAACAACTCCATATCGTAGAGCTTTTTCGTGGCCTCACGAAAATGGTCGGCCCCCATTGCCGATACTCGATAGCAACGCGGCGGGGCAATCGTCCCGCCGCTGTATTTTTTATGAAAGGAATGATTTTATGGCTGAATTTACATCATCCGGGATTCAAACTGTCGCCGCTGGGCAGAACGTCCCGCTGATCTCCACGGCGGCTTGCGGAAAGCCGTGCATCGTACATCGCGAAGGAAGCGGGCTCGTTACGCTGCGCGGGCTTACGCAGCAATGCAAGGCAAAGTTCCGCGTATCCTTTGGCGCGAATATCGCTATCCCTACAGGCGGAACAGTAGGCACCATTACCGCTGCGCTTGCAATCAACGGCGAACCTCTGAGCAGCGCCACAGCGGCCGTAACCCCTGCGGCTGTTGAGAACTATTTCAACATCTTCGTTTCCACATTCGTGGAAGTCCCGCGCGGCTGCTGCCTGACTGTAGCGGCGAAGAACACCAGCGCGCAGGCGATCAGTTTCGCAAATAGCAATATGATCGTCGAGCGCGTATCGTGAAAGGAGGATGCAATATGTACGATTTGAGAAACCTGCGTGAAATGCTCTGCAAAGAGCTTGACGAAATCGCCGACAAGCGTGAAATGTCTGCGGGCGATCTGGACGCGATCCAGAAGCTGACGAGTTCCATCAAGAATACCTACAAGATCGAGATGGCTGAAGACGGCGGCTATTCCCGCGATGGCGAGTGGGAGGCGGATATGCGCGGTACTTACGGCCGGGGCAGCTCTTACCGTGGCCGCCGCCGTGACGCAATGGGCCGCTATACCCGCGCTGATGCCCGCGAGCATATGCGCGCGCAGCTGGAGGATATGATGCGCGACGCGGACGACGATAAAACCCGTGACGCGATCCGCCGCTGCATGGAGCAGATCGAGCGGGCATAAGGGGGATATGATATGCTGGATAAAGCCGAGATCCGCAAGGAGATAGCGCGGCTGGAATATGAGGAATCCAGCTATCCCAATTATGCCAAACTGGCAGATCTTTATGTGATACGCGATAAGATGCAGGAAGAGGAACGGGGCGACGGCGGTAGGTATGTGGGTTCCTACTCCGGCGCTCCCGCCCCTGTGACCGCAGAACCGGCTACCGTGGGCGAGTACGGGGACAGTGAGTTTTTACTTGCGGTAGCTGGGAAAGACCCGGCAAAGGCTTGGGCGGTCGTTGATGAACTTATGGACACATTATCGCTTGTGAACCGAAAAGTCTATGATTCTGTGCTGCGGAAAATAAAGTCCATGTAGCAAAAAACAGGGGAGTCCCCTCGCATTGCGCTTAATTTGTAGCATACAATGTAGCATACAGGAAATGATTTTATGTTACATAGCGTGTCATAATGTGATTTTTCGCTTTTTGGGAATACGCGGAAAATAGGGCAAAAAGCATAAAAAAGTACCGGTTTTAGCTGCTTTCAAGCTAAAACCGGTACTTTGGCGCGGAAGGAGAGATTTGAACTCTCGCGCGCTTTTTAGACGCCTACTCCCTTAGCAGGGGAGAAAAACCCATTGAAAACACTGGGGAAATTGGCGTTTGTAACATATTTTGTAGCATACATAATTCACTCTGTCGAGTCGTTTTGCAACTGATTTACGGCATCGACCATGCCTTTCATGTCCGGGTGTACGTACCGTTGGGTAGTCGTTATCTTCGTGTGGCGCATGATTTCCTTGATCGTAAACGGGTCGATGTTTTTCATCGCGAGGGCTGTAGCGGTTGTATGGCGGCATGAGTAAGGTGGTAGCTTTTGCACTCCGGCAAGCTCCAAACACTCATAATATCTCTTGTAAAAATTATCTTTGTTTATGCAGCAGATATTTCCGACGCGCGATTTGCTTTCTTCGCATAGTTCATGCAGCACCGGCGCAACGAAATCCGGGAAGACCATAGGCGTTTCCTTCCGCTTCTTTGTCTTTATGCCGCCTCGGACGATCTCATTCTTTTCAAAGTCAATCATATCTTTCTTGAGTTTCAGAAGCTCACCGGGCATCATGCCGGTATAAATCATCGTTAAAATAAACCCAACGAAGTGGTCTTTTGCATACGCTTCCCATAGCTTTTTTACGTCGGCGTCGGTAAACGGCTCCGGCGACTTCTCTTCCAATTCCGGAAGCTTTATGTACTTTGCAAGATTCACGGTTGTCTGCTTTTCTGCGATTGCGAGGTTATAACAGTGGGAAAGGACGGTTTTCATATCTTTCCGTGTGTAATAGGTGCTGGCGTTGCGGTCGATAACATCCTGTATCTGCGCGATGGTAAGCGCGTCTATCTCACGGTCGGCGATTTCTCTCATGCGCTCGAAAGCCTTTTCCGCCGCTCCCTGACGATCAGCCGATAAGGACAGATAATCCCCACGCAGATATGTTTTGTAGTATTCTCTGAGAGTGGGGATTCGCTGCTCTTCCTTCGGAGGGTTTGCTGCATATTGGAGGGCGGCGCGCTTTGATGTAAACCCGCCTTTTGTTCGCATCTTTTGCCGAAGCTTGTCGTTCTCGTCTAGGTAAGTTCTTTCTGTCCAACGCGCCGTCCACGTCTTCCCTCGCTGGTAAGCGCTTCCTTGCCCGTTCCCGCGTGTCCGGTTTCGCCGCGCTTCCTGTTTTTTCCCGCACCAGCAACAGTAGGGCGCGCCGTCTGGAATTTCTTTTTTACACTTGATGCACTCCATGTTTCCCTCCACGTTCTTTTCGGATCGCGTAGAAAGTAATTGCAGAAGCCAGAACTGAACCTACGATCAGGGCGATACACGCCCATGCGGTTACGGTCAAATCTCCATCGCGAATGAGGCCTGCGTTCCGAATCTGCGCATCCGTTACAAGGCAGGCAATCAGGGTAAAGGAGAGCAGCAAACAAAATAGGGCGAGAATGTAACACATTGTATGTGTAGACCTTATCTGCGCGCTCTGTAGGGCTGTTGCTGCCTCCAGCTTGGCGTTTTCAAGCTCGACGTGATGGATCTGCTTGGTCAGCTTTTCCGGGCTTCCGACGCGATTTTCAAGGCCGAACAGCTCGTCGAGCGACAACCCGAGCGTTTTGCATAGCGCAGCCGAGTTGTAAAGCCGTGGATCCGCTTGTGTTCCAGCGTATAATCGGCTCACGGCAGAGAAGGAAACGCCGGACTCGTTCGACAGCTCCTCCAACGTCATCCCGCTTGCATCTTTTGCCCTTCTGATCTTCCCCTGATACGCGCCGATAAACGGAGCGAGATCCTGTATTGCGGACATGATTACGCCTCCATTCGTAAGTTTCAGTTTTATTTCTTACATTTTCCATATAAAAATGCAAAACATGTGACAAGAACGCAGGATTCGCCCTTTTCTTACAAACATTATCTGGTACAATGAAAACGTAGCAGATAGTTCCTGAATTCGGCATCTGCTGAAATGGCCCCACCGTATGTTCCAGATACGATGGGGCCGGTCAAACCAAATATTATATCAAATCATCAGTCCCATAACCTGTACACCATCTGGTTCCTGATTCCCAAAAATAACGCGGTCTGTTTGTTTATAATGCCATGTTGATTTTTAGAACAATCGTTCTATAATAAATGTCAGGAGGAAAAAATATGGAGTGCATCAATATCCGGGTAAACAATGGGCGGGTCGACGTGACGGTCGACGGTGCGAAGCTGACAGACGTGCATAGCGTCAGCGTGGACTACATCAGGGGCATTCCGCTCCTGTTTTCCTGCGTCGCGGACGTAGGCCGGGAACAGGACGATCGGCGGGAACCGAGAATCCTGCACTGAATTTATTGTGCGTCCCTCGAGTTCGCTTCCTCCAGCACATTTCCGGCCTGGTCTACAAACTGCACACGCACGTTGTCGGCCGGAGTTCCGTTGAATGCGTTGTACATACCGCCGTACATATAAAATGCCAGTGTAAGGAGTGAGTCCTGAAGCCCAACCACATCAGTAGAAAGCGTTACAGTAAAGGACGTGTAATCGCTGGACGCTTCGGCGGAAATGACGTTTGGGTAGTCAGAGGAACCGGCCATGTCCGCAAGCTGGGCGTCAATGTTCTGCGCCAGCTCCTGCATAAGCTCTTTGTGCCGTGCCGCCGTCATAACGTAGGTCGCGGAGCCGTCAGGATTCAGCTCTATAGACAGAAGCCCGTCTGTTTCCTTTACCTTTTCGTCCAATGCCTGCTGCGTCGCATCTTCGCCGATAAAGTCGGCTGGGATCGTGAGCTTGACCTTATTGCCCCATGTTTTTTCAGCCGTTATCGGTGTGGTTGCCGTTTCCTCGGTCTGTGCGTCGTCTTCCGTCTTTGCCGACTCCGATGCGGAGATTGTATCCGGCTCCTGCCTCTTGATCGGCTCGGCTGGCTTCTTCGCGGGCTTTGATGCGATAAGGACAACTGCCAGCACAACGGCAGCGAACGGAACAGAAAGAATCGCGATTTTTTGAACCGAAATCATCTTTTTGTTTCTTGCGCCGCATTCCGGACAGACGCGGGCACTTGCATTGATTTGCGTTCCGCAAGAGCGGCAGATCATCTTCCGGTTCGGCGTGTCACAGTGCGGGCAGAACTTCTCCCGTTCCGGGAACTCTGCCCCGCATCTTGGGCACTGCACAATATATTCATTTTTAGTCATCAATGCGGCACTCCTTATATGGTTTGTAAACAATTACATATTACCACTTAGAACCAGCCACCGCAACATAGAAGCTGCACAAAAATAAACGTCGGAATTTGGAAGATTAGAGAAGGAGGACGCAAAAATGACTTGTGTTCAGGGTGATCTGTGCTATAATAAGGGTGAAGAAATTGCGCCCGCTGATATTGGCTTTCAGTATTTAATGGAACTTACATCAGAGGAAAAACTAGAACTAATTAGAATGTGGAAGGAGCGAAACAATGTTTCTGAGCAAGGAAAAGTACGATAATATTATGCTGCAGTTGTGCAGAATCAGGACTGAAATTTCTACAAAAGATGAGTGCGGAGAAGCGTGCCGGATGTGCGAACACGCGATCGGCGCGGCCAGCCCAGGCGGCGACATCGTGCTTGTCTGCGAAAAAAAGCTTAAAGCAGTTTGCAGCGACTTTAGCCCTCGGATCCTGACAGACATTTGTTCAGGAAATTCCAGAAATGTTCAGACGTAAGCATCCCGAGCAGGAATGAGATTACTGCAATCACTAAATCATGGATTCGACTAGCCTTTGTGGACTTCTTCCGCTGATCAATATACGCCAAGTAGTCCTTCCCGCGTTCTTCTATTTCAATTGCGCAGGACGCGCCAAACGATAACACAGGGACACCATCTTTGCTGGGGATTGGGTGCAGATTTGCAAGTCCAAAATGTTTCAGCCTATTTGCGGTCTGGAAAATATCATCCGTCGCAAATATTCTGCTATCTGCCAACGCTTTAAGCATTTTTCTTTCATCTTTGCTCAACTCGATTTCCGAAAACGGAAGGTTGCTTGCATCATCCATTCTGCTTTCTCCGGTTCTTTAGCATACGCGCCATTTCGAGCAAATCACGGCGCTCATTTTCATCCGCAGAACTCCAAATTTCGCGGAGTTCTGCGGTTTCGCTATCTTCGGCCCCATCCTTCGGGATGGGGTCTTTTTTTATGCCCTCCTGCGGAACGAGTTCCTCGTCCGGCAGCAGGTCTGCCACTGATACACCGAGATATTCTGCGATAATTTTAAGATTTTTCATAGAAGGGTTTGTTTTCCCTGTGTTCCATAGAGAGTACGATGCAGACGTAATACTGCAATCCTTATAAAACTGCTGTTTCGGTATACCTTTTGCAGCAAGCAGGGCGTTGATTCGTGCGACTATGGGCGATTTAACCACAAAGCAACACTCCTTTTTGTATAACTTTACACCTAGCAATTACAAAGTTTTTATTGACACTAGGAGCAACTTAGCGTATACTAGGTTTCGTTAGGGCGGAACTTACAAGTGAGGTGATGGCGTGAAGAAAGACAAGTATATATGGGGATTTCAGATTGTTGGTTCAGACTGCGGATATGACCAGTTCGGTACGTTCCATTGCGCGTGCGGTCATTGCCTTCCGTTACGAGTTGATGTAAGTAAGGGCGGCAAATATCGCGGCAGCGACTGCGGCGACGGCAGATACGACGGTGAAAAACATGTTGATAAGAAACCGCCTTTTCTCCGTGCGTGCTTTCGAGCCTTCGGTTTCGACAAGCACATTTAGCCCGTTTTCTTCTATGGACTTGTAACGCTTATTCCGATTGAGAAACAACCTGATTCTTTCTCTGAACGACTTGCACATGATTCATGCCTCGGCTTATGAGGCGTGAAAAGAACACCGCCCCGGACAGCTTATCGGATTGTTTAATAATGATAGGTGGTACTTTCATAATAACACAATTCACTAAGTTGTCAAGAAAAACTTAGTATTCACAGACAGGAGGTATGTAAAGGCATGGGTTTTAAGGAAGCGAGGCTTGCCGCTGGATTGACCGTTCAACAGGTGGTCAAGGCGCTAAAGGTTTCAGACGCATCCGTTTATCTGTGGGAAACCGGGCAGATGTATCCGAAGACGGCGCGCCTGCACGAAATCGCAGATCTGTACGGCTGCACAGTGGACGAGTTATTAAAGCCGAGAAAGGAGGAAAAATGACGCTGGATGATATCCGGGCAATGTCAAAGCCAACAATCCTCGCAAGCGAGGCGGCGCAGGTGCTCGGCTGCGATCCGCAGTGGATCCGCCTAATGGCGCGGGAACGGCCTGAAAAGCTGGGCTTCCCGGTTTGCTGCACAAGCAAGCACAGAGTAAAGATCCCGAGAGAGCCGTTTTTGCGGTTTCTCGGAGCATGAGGAGGAACAAATGAAAGTCAGATTAACATTTTTGGAGCCGGTTCTTGGCACATGGCCGAGCAACGAAAACATTGCGCGGGACTTTATCGCAAGCAAGGCCCCGGACGCAAGTACGATCGAGGATGAGATCGCAGCGCTCGGCGCGGACGCTGTCGCCGAAAAGGGCAAAACCGTTTTCCCGCGTACCGACGGACAGCCGATTCTGTACGATTATCAGATCAAAGGCTTTTTCAAAGACGCCTGCGGTATGCTGGCACGCGTGAAAGCGAAGAAATCCAGCGCCCTGAAAGCCTATAAGAAGATCATCGACGGCCTGATCTTTGTAGAGCCGCGCATGATTCCCATTGAGGTAAACGGCGAGATCGGCGAATGCCAGCGGCCGCTTCGCGCACAGACCGCACAGGGCGAGCGCGTCAGCCTTGCGAACTCCGAGGAGATCCCGGCAGGCAGCTCCGTCGAGCTTGATATCGTGATGCTCGATGAAAAGGCACATAAAGAGGCAGTGCTGGAATGGTTGGAGTATGGCCGCCTGCGCGGCATCGGCCAGTGGCGGAACTCCGGCAAGGGCAGATTTACATACGAGGTTCTGGCGGATTAAGTGCAAGGGCTTAGCTTCGCGCTGCCGAGCTGAGCGCAGCAATGGAACTGCTTCGTATTGATGGGCGCAGATGCGCAACGGCAGTGTACAGCGGTGATGGGCTTAGCAAAGGAAAAGCATGGAGACGCTCAGGAATACAATGAACTGCAATGGCATCGCGTGGCACGGCACCGCAACGGCAGGGCGAGGCGTGGACGAGCGTAGCAAAGGAGGGGCACAGCAAAGCACCTGGACGCTACGCGCAGCTACGGCGCAGCAACGAATGCAAAGCAGGGGAGGGGCCAAGCATTGCAATGTTTCGCAGCGGCAACGAATTGCGAAGCAACGAACAGAAATCGAAAAAGGAGTGGGCAGAAGGAGGATGCAGCATGGCGGAAGTGAAGACCTACACCCTGACGCTGGATGCGCAGGAGCTGCATGATCTGATCGAGGCGGTGCTGGTCTGCGAGTGCCAGGCAGCGCAGATCATAAACGGGCTGAAGCGCAAGGGGATGGATATGGACGCGCAGAAGCTCGTGACACAAAACGCCCGTCTGGCGCGGCTCGTCAGGCGGATGCAGGAGGTAAAGAAACCATGTACAGATTGATCTTAAGCGCGACTGAGCTGGAGGTGATCGAGTGCGCACTCCACTGCACGGCATACGAAGATCACCGGAGGGCGGAAAGGCTCGAAGCGCGGTTCGGAGGCTGGGGCGATGCAGAAATGCGCAACCTAATTGAAACCTACAGGCAGGACGCTGAAGATGAGAGACGCCTCGCAGATACGATCTTCGAGCGGGCGGAAGTGCTGGACACGAAGGAGGAAACCAATGGATAACGGGAAGCTACACGTCGAGATCGGCATGGACGGCAAAAAAGCGGTATCTGCGCTATCCGGCAGCGCGCTGGAACTGAGCGCTGCTGCCGCGCGAATCCTGAATATATTTTATGCCGCGTTCTGCCAGCAGGGAATAGGCGAGGAATTCAAGGAAACCATGCGCTGCTGCGTGAACCGGGAGGACAGCCCGGTATGGAGGAAGGAGTTGACAGAATGAGAACAAATCTTGCAGAGCGGCTCGGGTATGAGCCGGAGGAAACGACTGAGGAACGCCGGGAACGGCTGCGGGAGGAATTTGAGGCCCGCAAGGCGGCGCGGCGGATCGTCAAAGGAATGTGCCTTTGGGTCAGCGGCGCAGCTATGATCCTGTCAGCAATGGCAGGGACGGCCGCAATGACGTATGAATGCGTCTTGACTGGCTTCGTCGCGCTCGTAGCGCTGCTGTATGGTCTGGCATAAAGAAATGACCCCTGCCGCGCGGCAACGCGACAGAGGCCGAAAGGAAAACGATTGTCGCCCTCATTATAGGGCAGAAAGGAACATATGTCAAGTTTAACGGATTCCCGCGTCCGGCATGGTGCGAAAGCCTGCGTCGACGCGGTACATCGGGCCGACTACCCGAAGTTCAACAAATGCCTGCTTTCTCAGTGCGAAGCGCCGGAGAAATACGGCGTGCAGCTTGTTCCGGAGGCAGCTGCGGCGATCAAGGCGCTGGACGCGCCGAAGAACCGCAGCGATAAGCGCCGGAAGGTGAACCGGTATTATTTCCGGCTGACGGACGAGCAGGCTAAGAAGTTGGACAGGCTTCTGAAAAAGCTGGGCTATTCCACGGTGCAGAGCTTCTGTGAAGCGCTGATCCGCCAGGAGGTGAGCCGGAATGGCGTATGACGGCGAAAACCTGTACTTGAGCATTCCAGAGCCGGAGTACGAGCCGGAGTACGAGCCGGACGAGCCGGAGGACGAAGATCGTTATTTGTTCCCGCCGCTGTGGCTGGTGGGAAAGATGAAACAGGAGGAAGGATAAAATGGCAATCAAGAAACCCGCTGAACTCGATTTCAGCAACAAGAAATTCATGTGCATCATTTCCGGACAGCCCGGCCTTGGCAAGACAACGCTGGCGCTTTCCGCACCGAAGCCGTTTCTGTTCGACACGGACAACGGCATTGCCCGCGTCAGGCCGGAGCAGCGCGGCGTGACCTCTGTTGTGGAATCCTACGAAGAAATGCTTGGCGATATGGACTCCGAAGAATACAAGGCGGCTGAGTCCGTCGTGATCGACACCGGCGGTATGCTGGTACAGCTGATGAAGGACTGGGCAAAGAAGCAGGACAGCAAAGCTGCAAAGGATGGCCGTGCAATGTATGGCGTGATCAAATCCGAGTTCGACCGGCTGTGTTACCAGATCCGCGCAAAAGACCGGAAGCATTTGATCGTGGTGTTCCACACGACGGAACAGCAGAAGGGAGACACCATCCAGACGCGCCTTTCCTGTGAGGGCGGCGCGAAGGATATTGTTTGGACGCCTGCCGATTTTGGTGGCTATATGTTCATGATGGGCAACAAGCGCATGATCGGCTTTACACCGACAGACGAATACTTTGCAAAAGGCTGCTTCGGTGTGCGCGGCGTGATGCAACTGCCGGAACTCAAGCCCGGCCAGAAGTCCACGTTCCTAACAGATCTGTTCCGTAAGGCGCAGGAGGATATCAATGCGCAGGCCGCAATCTACAGCGGTGAGAAAGCAGCCTACGACGCAGCAATGAAATCCGGGCGCGCCTTTATCGCCCTTGTCGGCGACCCCGAAACAGCGCTCAAAGCACGAGAAGGGCTTGCAAAGATCGAGCACGCGCTGACGAGCGCGGCAGAACTCGGCGCAGAATTCAAGCGCAAATGCAAAGAGCTTGGGCTGAAATACGATAAGGAGGCTGGGGCCTATGTATTGGTTGACGCAAAGCCTTCTGAGCAGCTGGAAGCACTTTCTTGATGCGGATGATGCGTATGCAGACGCGGCGCTGTCCTCCTTCCTCTCCACGCTTCGGCGTGAAGAGAAGAAAACAACGCAGGCGATGCAGGCTGGCATTGACTTCGAGGCGGCGATCAACAGCACGGTTGCGGGCGTACCAATTGAGCCTATCAGCGAGAAATACGACCGGGCTGTAGCAAAGTTTTCCCGTATCTGTACAGGAGGTCAACCGCAAGTGCCGGTTGCCGGGCGGCTTCGTGTGGCGGGCTTGGATTTCCAGTTATACGGCGTCTGCGACTACGTAAAGGCCGGAATCATCTACGATATCAAGCGCGTGCAGCGGTACGAATACGGCAAGTATCTGCACAGCCCGCAGCATCCGATGTATCTGCATCTGCTGCCCGGTGCATCAAAATTTACATACCTGATCTTCGACGGCGCGAACACTTACGCGGAGACGTACCGGCGCGGCGATTTCGAGCCTATCGAAGATACGATTTCATGCTTTATCAACTGGCTTTTGGCAAACGGTCATATCAACGATTATTTTACACATTGGGAAATGAACACTGAAAGGATGGACAAGATAGATGGGATTTAAGGCAGTAAAGAATGATGGCGGCCTGATGAAGGCTGGCGACTATGAGTGCTATTTGAAATCGTGCGGCTACAGCGTAACGAAGAACGGAAATGAGTGCATCAAGTTCGATTTCGTTGTCCGTGAGGACGTCGAGCAGGAATACCAGAAGAAGCACATCTTCAAGAACTTCTGGCCCGACCGCGATACCGGAGAGTATGACGCCGACAAGATCGGCAAATATGCAAATGCGCTTGGCATTGAGCCGGGCACAGATTTTGAACTTGACGATCTGGTAGGCCGCAACTGCATTTTGCACATGGAGCCGTTTGAGGGCAATGACGGTGTGACGCGCGACTGTATCCGGTATCTCAAGCCCAGCAAGGCAGAATCCTTTGTAACGCCCGCACCGGCCAGCGCAGAGGAGTTCAAACAGCTTGACGAAAGCGACGACGATCTGCCGTTCTGAGGGCCGACGGATGGGAGATAAAAAGGAATACGTCAAGCTGTGGCTGAGTTACAGGAGCTATTTCGAGGCGTACAGTGCTGCTGAGGTGGGGCGCTTGGTGCTGGCCGCGATGGATTATCGCGAGTCGGGAGCAGAGCCAGAGTTCAGCGGGAGTGAACGTTTCATTTGGCCTGCGATTCGACGGGACATTGACGAATCCGTAGCGGCTCAAAAAGCCATCTCCGCGTCCAGAAGCGAGGCAGGAAAGCAGGGCGGTCGGCCTGAATCCGAAAAAGCAAATGTTTTTGACGAAAGCAACGAAAAGCAAAAAAAGCAAATGCTTTCCGAGGAAAGCAAAAAAAGCTATGGACAAAGGAAAAGGCCAAAGGAAAAGGACAAGGACAGTATTCTTTCCCCCCTACCCCCCACGCTGCGCGAATCCGTTGAGAAATGGGTGGCATACAAGGGAGAACGACGGGAGGAGTATAAGCCTGTCGGCCTGCAAAGCCTTGTTACGCAGATCACAAAGGCTGCGGAGGAATACGGCGAGGCTGCAATGATCGACGTGATAACCCGCTCTATGGCCGCAAATTACAAGGGGATCGTGTTTGACTGGTTGAAAGAGGCCAGCACACGCCCTGCGGCGCTTGGCCGCGCTGCAAAGCCCGGCTACGGCGTGCAGGGACACAATGATGATCTGAATCCGCTGGAACGTGCGGCTGTGGACAGGGTGATGGGGCCGGTGTCAAAGGGCGCTGCCCGATTGCAGCAAGGCGTGCAGCGCCACGGGGACGAACTTGATGCGTTCCAGCTGGAGGCGGTCGAGCGAATGCTTGCGGAAAACAAGGAGGATAAGGAGGACAAGACATGAGATTTGTTTGCGATTGCTGCCACGATCTGACGAACATCGAGGCCGACCGAATGGAGATCCAGGGCGACAAGTTGATAGTGTACAGCCGGGGCAAGCTGGTGTACGTGGCGGATCTGGGGCAGATCATGCTGGCGAAGCTGACGCCGGGGAGGGAGGAGGCAAAATGAGAGCCACGAAAGACGGTGAGTTTCGCAGCAGCGTCTACACGCAGCGTCCGCCGTATGCAGACTTCGACGCGCCTGCGAAGTTTCAGGCGATCCAGAGCATTATTGCAAAGCGCCTGAAGGAGCATCCGAATGCGATGTGCTCTTATTCTGGCGGCAGCGATAGCGACATCATGATCCACATGATCGAGACGGCCCGCAAGATCTTCGGTCTACCGCCGATCAAGTATTACTTCTTCGAAACGGGCCTTGAAATGGAGGCAACGCGGCGGCACGTCCGGGAAATGGCGGAGCTGTACGGCGTGGATATCCAGACTGTGCGCCCGAAGAAAAACATCGTGCAGGCGACGAGAGAATACGGGCAGCCGTTCGTCTCAAAGATCATGTCTGCTGGGCTGGAAGCCGTGCAAAAAAAGAACATTCCGCTCACCATCGCGGATGAATACGATCAGGCAGGAGACAAGGCAGCGAAGCGGAAGGAGCTGAAAAGCCGATATCCGGGCTGTGAGCAGGCAATCAATTTCCTCTGCTGCTGCAATTCGGCAGGCGAACCGCGCCCGAATATCCAGCTTGTTATCAACAGTTCAAAGCACATGCTTGATTTCATCAAGGAAAATCCGATCCCGTTCCGCGTCAGCAATCACTGCTGTGATATCTGCAAGAAGCAACCGGCACACGCCGTTGAAAAGCAGTTTGATATGGTGATTACCGGAGAGCGCCGCGACGAGGGCGGAATGCGTTCCGTGCCGCGCAGCGACAGCTCGACGATGTGCTTCACCGAGACTGCAGCGGGAAAGTTCCGCCTCAGGCCGCTGTACTACGTCTCCGACGCGGACAAACAGTGGTACAAGGACTACTACGGCATCCGGTATTCAGACGCTTACGAGGTCTACGGGCTCAAGCGAACGGGCTGCTGCGGCTGCGCGATCTCGGCAAGAGCCGCGTCCGATCTGGAACTCATACGCCCATATGAACCGAACGTCGTCAAGGCGGCATGGGCGATCTTCGGTGACAGTTACAGGTATCGCGCGAAGTACAACGAGTATAAGGCTATGCGGCGGGAAATGGAGAAAGCTGCAAAGCGGCCAGACGATTGCACGGAGCAACTGCCCGGCCAGATGGTTCTTAGTGAAATGAAGGAGGACACGCAATGACGGATCAAGAGATCGTGCGGGCGCTGCGGTGCTGCGCGAAGGGGCTTGGACACGACGACGCGTGCGAAAACTGCAAGGTCGGAGAAATCCAAGATCGGCGGGAATACATCGAGTTTGCGGCTGCTAACGTGATCGAGC